CGTATATCAACTGCATTAGAGTTATTTGATTTAGATTTAATCTTAAACCTCACTTTAGAATAGTTAAGGAAATCGTCATTAAATCTTTCATTAGTTGTAGCTGATGTAAATCTAGGTTCAGTTACTATACTTCCGATTTTGTAGTTAGATATTAAATCATTTGGATTAACATCTTTAACATATCTATAAGTCTCACTATTATTTAACTTAGGTAGTCTATCAAATAAGTTATTTAAGTTATTTACAGTTTGTTTAACTTCATCTGTAGCATCACCAGTTATAAGATAGTTATTAATATCGTCATGTCCATCATGTTTAATATATTTATTTAAAGTAGTTTGTTCTAACTTACTTAAGTTATGTTGTTTAACGTATTTATCTTTAATTGCACCAAATAGATTACCTTCATACTCATCGTCTATTTTATTTAAATTAAACTTACTAAACAACTCATTAAAACTAAAGTTACTATTACTTAAATAACTATTTAACTCGTTTACATTAGTTGATTTAACGGTAGTTTTAACAACCTGATTACGATTATATTGTCTAACTAATTTACCATTACGAAGATAAGATTTAACTCCTACAACTCCTAATAAACCAGTACCGAGAATTGCGCCACCAAGTAATAAGTTATTACGTTTACCTTTTTTTTACTAAATGTAGTTACATCTGATATTAGAAACATATTAGTTACCAATTAATTTTCCTACTCCAGTAATTAGCTGAGAACTTATCGTTTTTAGTTAATTCACCACTCTTATTTCTAATACCACCACTACGAGATAAGTAATTTGAACGTCTCTTCTTATCCTTGTGTTTAGTCCAATCACTCATTGTACTGTCACCAAAGTTAAGTAGTTTATATTTAACAACTCCATTTATTTTCTTACTTGCTAATACAGCATTCTTTTTACCAGGTCTAGTTGCAGCAGTTACTTGATTAGGAGTCCACCATCTACCAGCACGTTTAACTTGTCTCTTACGTTTATCCTTATCACCTTTACCTCGTGCGAAGTTAGCCAGATCATTGATTAGAGTTATCATAGTTAAAGTTGTTTAAGTTATCTATCATGTATATTCCTAAGTCTAAATGGTATAGGTTAAGTAAGTCATTACAAAAGAGAATTAGAACTAGAGAATCTAAAGTTAAAAATGTTAGTAGAGATAAAGTATTGCAGAAGTTATATAAACAAGTTAAATAGAGTTATTTATTCTTACGTTTAGTTAACTTCTTATAAACTGCATAACTTCCACCTGCTGCTAATGCTCCAATTGCAGCACCTCCTAATAGACGTGATTTAATGATTTTATTACTTGCGTTATAAGCATCATTTTTAAGTTGTTTAGTTATAGTACGTCTAACATTAGATTGCGATTTACCTCTATCTTTAGCTTGTTTAGTAAACTGCTCAATTAACTTATTCGGACGTTCCATAACTTCACGTAACTTATCATCGTTTATCTTAGCTCCCGTATCTCGTTTAGCTTGATATGTAAGTACCGCTACTTTCTTAGCTTCATCTACAATACGTTTACCTGATTTAACATCATTACGATAATCATTAGCAATAAGTTCAGTTAGTTTACGTCGTTTATCCCTTATGTCTAAATTACTTACACCTAACTCACGTTTTCGTTGTTCAGTTAATGATTTAAGTCCAATCATATTAACTCCACTTCCTACAATTGCACCAAGTCCACCTACTGTACCTATGTTAACTAATCTAAGTTTACGCTTCTTCTTGTCTTTAGAACCTAGTTTACGTGCCATGTTATTTGAGCCTATTACGTTGTTTCTTTGCTCGTTGATTAGCTAAGTAACCCATTGTAATTCCAGTTCCTATAGCTGCTCCTGCTAATGGTGTTGCAACTTTAAGTAATCTAGTTGCATTTCTAGTTTTATTAATAGCATTCTTATATTGATTTATTACATCATCATTCATTGCACTGAGTCTAACGTCATTCATTAAAGTAGGTTTACGTGCAATTGCATTATCTAAATCAGTTTGAGCTAACTTAATATTTGCATCAAATCTTTTAGTTAATTTTCTACTTACACCATATCCAATTGTTCCACCTACCGCAGATCCCGCTATTGCGTAGTTCCTTGTTTCTTACGTTCATTAATTAGATCACTTCTAGTTAAACCAAATTAATTGCGTCGTTTAACTTTATCCTTACTACCAATACGTCTAGCCATATTATTTCCCTTTGTTACGTTTATATGAGGTTACTTTAACTATTTTACCCGATTTAGATTTGCGATTGTATGATTTAACATTACCAAGTGATTCCATTGTTTTCTTACCTAAATAAGCAGTTGCTAATCCACCAGCACCTAATATTCCTAATCCTGCTGCTACACGACTCTTATTTGCTCCCATTAATCTAGCAGCACCTTTAATATAATTACCTTTACCATATCTTTTTAATGTGTCCTTAACTGCTGCAAATCTATTACCGAATACTTTAACTTTCTTCGCGGATTTAAGTGCTACATCATCTGAATCTGGTATGAAGTTCTTATCGAAGTATCTGTCAGATCCGCCAATATATAATGTTTTACCTCTAAGTCCAGTTAATCCTAAACCAATACTAGGTAACGCTTTAACAGCATCTTTAGAATCTTTAATATCTAATTTTTGTCCAGTTAATCCACGATACATACCCCGTTGCATCTTTCTATGCAGTACATTAGTAATTGGATTTTTAGGAGCGTCTATATATTTAGTAGCTTCAGGTATTGGTACTCTAGTACCATCATCTAATAATTCTTCTGCTGTTTCCGATATAACTTTATGATTTTTATGACGACCTGTAATGTGAATATAATTTTTAGAATTTTTAATATATTCTTGATTATTTATTGCCGCACTTGCACCAGTTCCACCATAATTAGGATCTAGATAACCACCATTCTTCAATATAGATTTAGCATTTTTTCTACTTGTACTATGTGATTCAAGTCTGACACCTAATGCTCTTGGAATGCCGGATCTAATAGTTTGTTGTCCTAATAATGCCGTACCTGTTCCATATAATCCAGCTTTAATATAGTTAGGTTGATTACGATTATCTTTTTTCTTACCCATAACAAAAATGATGATAATTACTACCATCATTATAAGTGTTATTTGCTTCGCTGTTAATGTCAGTTTTCTATCTTAATGCACGTCCAGTTTTTGTGATGTTTAATTTTACCCTTAATTACTTTAATTAAACAACTACCATCTAGACCACGTGATTCTCGGAGATGAACTAATCCATAACAACATAACTGTTCATTAGTTATTAAGTTAGTTAATAGGTAACGTTTATTAACTACTTGTTGCCAACTCTTTTTAGCATCATTGATTAACTTATCTTCAGCTAACTTAGCAGCTTTATCAGCTAATAACTTATCTCTTGTTTCCTCTGATTCATTAGCTCTAACACAACTCCAACCGTTAATTTTGCGACCATAACGAGGACTATTTGGATTCATTAATGGGTACACCGCTTTAGCATTTAATCCAGTTTCTTCAGTTAAATCTTCCATACCGTAACGACAGAAACTAACACCTTCAGGTGTTGTCAATATGAAGCGTTCAGCATCTGGTAGATATTGTTTAATAATTGGTTCTGCATTAATATCTCTAACTTGATAACCGTTAATTAAATTAGCGTTATTAATGTGATGTGATATTGTCTTCTGACATATATCTAATTTAAGTTGTTCTTTAATAGCATCAATACCATAAGAACAAAAACTGTAGTTATCTTTATTTAAACTAATACATTCGTATTTGTTAACGTAATCTAAATATGTTTTATCTACAGTTACATAATCATCATTAAGTGATTTAACTTTATAACCTTTATGATTAGTCATCTTATTACGAGCAACTTTAATTAAACTACTTACATCTAAATCTAGTTGTTGTAAGTGAGTTACACCGTAAGTACAATACTCAATTCCATCTGGTGTAGTTATTAAGTAACGACGATTTCTAACTAAACTATTACCTCGTTTTAATTTAGCTTCAGAGGTATTGTTTTTTAATCTAGCAGAAATTAAAGTGCTACCTAACATAGAAGCTCGATAACTTTTATTCTGCCAACGACTCGTCATCGTTCTTTTTAAATACTCTTTACCTTCAGGTGTTAGAAAACAACCTTTACCACCATTTAATACGTTATAACCGTTAGGTGTTAAAGCATTATATTCTTTAATAAAATAAACTTCAGTTTTATCAATTTCTGACTGATCTGTTGTTTCTAAAGTTTTAATAATTTCAATTTTAAATTTATCTACACCATATTTCTTAATTGCTTTTGATAATAAACTTTTAGTTCCAACATAATTACCGGCTCTAATATGTTCTGACCAACGCTTTTCAATTGTCCTATTTGTTTGTCCAACATATTTTTTATCATTAATTGAGTTTGTCACCAAATAAATAAATTGTGGCATAATAATCTCATTTACGTCATAAGATCATTATACCACAACTTAAACTCGGTCTAGTTAGAAATAGGGAATTATTATCTAACTACTTGAGCATACAGATTCTTGGGAGAATAAATTACTGGTAAAACCATTGATCATTTTGTTACCACGTAAGCTCTTTATCCTACGTATCAGTAGTTTCATGTGTTATATCTACTGTTCAGACTATATCATCATCCACTTGGGATGTTCGGCACTCGTGGGTTTGTTACTGTCCGGTCTGGACTCGAAACCTAGTCGTTGAACCTTCAAAACCATTCCTGGTTAAGCTTGGCTGCTGATTGTCCACTTCTGGAGTTTCCAGCAATTCACCGAATTTTTACTACTTAATTACTTAAATAGGCGACTACAAAAAGTTTCAATCGCTTGCAAAACATCGTTGATAGGCACAGTTGTCTTCTCATAAACACGTACCATTACAGGAGATTCAGTACCTGTTAATACACCATCTTTAACAACTTTCTGTTCTTCAGGAGTACCAATAGCTTGCTCACCCATTCCATCCTTGAGGAATACGAAGCAATTCTCATTAAGGAATCGAGCATTACTGATGTAGCTATCAATAGTATTAGTATTACCAGAGTAGGTATTATCTACTTGATAGAACTCATCATAATCCTTAATAGGAGGTAGGTTATTAGAAGCCATTACCTCTTGTAACATTGGGAAGCTAACAGAACCTACTTGTGCAAATCCAACTGATTGTCTAGCACGAGCAATAGTAGATGCTTGTTTCTGAAGATCACGCAATGCAGTATTACTCATTACGATGAGATCAGGCTTGTAACCATTAGTATTGACATAAGTAGTTACAGCATCTTCTAAGTTAGCGATACCATCAGCATTAGCGTAGTCAGTCCACTTGTTCAACTTAGGAGATGCAGTGTTACCAGTAGCAACAAGAGCATCAGGGAAGTGGTTATAACTAGCACCAGGACGACGGAAATCAATTGTCCATGCAACCTTAGTAATTGCATCAGATACACTCAATTGACCAGTCTGAACAACTTGCCAAGCCATGCTAGTAAGTCTATCAGCATGAGATTGGACGATCCCCTCAATGTGACCATAGAGATACTTAACGAGCATATCGTTAGTACCCTTAATGACGGAGTTATCAGTTAACTTCATGGTCATAACACTAGCGCGTTTATAGGCAGCTTCTTCCATTGCCTTACGCATCTGTTTCTGAGTTACTTCATCGAATGAATAGCTATTACCTAACTTAGCTAGTTCACCGATTACTCGACGGAAACCACCATGAGAGATAACTGGAGGTTCAGCACCAGGAGCAATAAAGTTCGCAACTGGTGTGAGACGTTCACTTACGTATGCTAGGAACTCATCGTCCTCATACGTCTTAATAGGCATGAATTGATCAATAAGTTTAGTTCTCTGACGCAGACGAGCAATAGTATCGTCTACTAGAGTTTCGGCAACTTTAGCTTGCAACTTATCGGTAAGAAAATTAGAAACTGAACCCATAGTAAGAAAAAAGTAGGATAGTGGGCGCGATAACATACATCATTAACATACGTCATTAACGCCCGGTTAGTTAGAATTTGTAAGCGAAATTGATGCCAGGGAATCGTCTAGCAATATCACCATCGAAGTATGGTAGATACTGGATACGAACACCATTAGCAATAGTATAGAGAGCTAGATCCTTAGCTGTTGCAACAGTATAATCAACTGCATGA